ACATTAATTGCCGCTTTCTGGAACGGGGTAAACGAGATGAACTCTGGGCCAGCTTCGCCGGCCAAAAACATTGTTGGCTGATTGACCCAATAGCTCCCGCCATTGGCTTGCGCTCCGCCATTGGCGACCGCAGTCTGCCCCGCCGACGATGAAGACGGAATGCCAAGCGCCGCCTTGGCAGCCTCGAGCGCCGCCAGGGCAGCGCGCGCCGCCATGTCAGCCAGCCCTTGAATTGCGCCGCTGATACCCGACTTCATAAACTCAATGATGCCCGCCCCAACAGCCGAAAAGCTCTCGGCCTGACTGGTGAAGGCGTTTTTCACCGCTTCAACCCCGGCCGCCACCTCGGTTTGAATTTCCGTCCACTTGGTCTTAACCGCTGTCAGAAATTCAACCCACGCTAAATCCCACGCGGCCTTGAGTTCGGTCAACTTGGTTGTAATGGCGGTGTAGACCTCGCCCACCTTTGTGGTGACAGCGGTGACCATTTCGGCCCATTTTTCGGCCAGCGCTGTTTTCACCATCTCCCAGTCGGTGCGCCAATTTGCGTCCAACTCGTCCATCCGCGTTGTGACCGCCGTAATAATTCCACCAACAAATGCCGTAACGGTGGCAATCACTGCGGTGGCAGCCGCCATGATCGTGGTGCTCAAATTGTTCCAAACCGCAGAGACAATGGTCACCAACATATTCCAATTGTTCGACCAAACAGTGGTGAACTCAGCGAGGTTTGTCCCCACCAAGCCAAGCGCAATCTCCATGAAAGCGGCCAAGGTGCTCTTCATGGTCTCGAACGCACCAAACCAGTTGCCCGTCCATAGCTGCAAGTTTGCTGTCAAAATCCCGGCAAGCAGCGTCAGGCCAGCAACAATTGTGGCAATCGCAAATTGCCCAATGCCAGTGGCAATCGCAATCACCGTTGCGCCATGCTCAGACCAGAAAGCATTAGCCATCGTGAAGAAGCCCTGCAAAACCCCCATAATGGTCAGGAGATTGGCTGTGATTTGCGGTCCGGCAGAGCCCAGGGCGTTTTGCAACGTCTGCCCCAGATTTTGAAAAGCCTCTTGAAACTTTGGCCCATCCGCCACGACGGTCTCAATAAACGAGCCAATGGCCTGCCCGAGACTTAAGAGACCGGCCACAATGGGGCTTCCCTCCGTTAGCTCAGAGAAGGCTGTGGAAAAACCCTGTCCAAGCGTTTGGAGCCCACCCGCAATGTCGCCCGACACCATTTGCCGCGCCGCCGCCGAAATAGCCAATAGCGCCGTGATCGCCGGGCTGTCTTCGGATAGCCCAAAAATCCCGCCGGTGAAGTCGCCCGTCACCAGCGTTTGAATCATTGCGGCGAAGCTGTCCCAGTTCAGCGCCACCAACGCGGCGAGACCAGCCACCACCAGCCCAATCGGCGAAACCAAAGCCGCGCCGACCGTAGCGAGCGTCCCCAAAAAACCAAGCAGGGGCCCCAGGGCTGCGGCCGCCAAGCCAATCAGCACCCCCCACTGCAACCAAGCCGGGTTAGCCGTCATCAACCAATCTAAAATCGGTTGCAGCGCCGTCAGCAGACCGAAAGCCATGGGCAAAAGCATTTGCCCAATTTGAATCAACGCGGCCGTGCCTTTGTTTTTGAAGTTGTCCCACTGGGCCGCCCACGATTTGGATTGCTGCTCAAACGCGGCCCCCGTTGCCCCTGACGCATTTGCCATTGCCGTCAGGCTTTCGGTAAAATCAGTGCCGCCGTTTCGCGCCAAGGCCAACGCCCCGCGCAGCGCGCGCACATTGGGGAACAACTCAGCCAACTGCTCCACGCTCACGCCAGTGGACTCGGCCATGTCATTGAGCACCGTCGTGTAATCAATGTTGGCCGCCATTGCGTCTTCAATTTCGATGGTTTGCAGTTGAAGCGAAGCGGTTTGTTGGTCGTAGGACTCTTTCGCTGCCGCCCCCCACTCGCCCGCCGCTTTCAATTCCAGTTTCCATTTTTCAAGCGCTTTTTGCTGCTCTTCAATGGTGGCCAGCTGCGCTTGCAGGGGGGCGTCAGCGTTGGTGGCTACGGAGGACCACATATCCGTGTATTCCACCAATTGCGTAATGGCCCCAGAGAGGCCGTCGGCTTCCAGACTGGCCATGCTAAATTCAATCCCTAAGGCTTCGGCGACTTCCCTCGCCCCTTCGCTTGGGGAGATATAGGACAACATTAACTGATTGAGCGAGGTCGCGCTTTCACTGGCGCTGATACCGCTTTGCGACATGGTCGCAATGGCAGCGGCTACCTCTTCGATAGGCACCCCAGCCGCTGCGGCCGAGCCAATGGTGTCGCCAATGGAACCCGCCAATTCTTCAAACGAGAAAACGCCGATATCCACCGCCTTAAACAACACATCCGAGACCCGGCCTGCATCGGCGGCGCTCATGCCATAGGCATTGAGCACCGCCGTAACAGCTTTGGCCGAAACCTCGGTGGTTGTTAGGCCCGCGCTGGCGGCTTTGGTAGACGCCTCCAGCACTTTCATGGCGTCTTCCCCAGCGAAACCCGACGACTGAATTTGATAAAACCCCGCCGCCAAATTCGCTGCGCTATCACGGGTGAGGGTCAAGTCTTGCGACATTGCCACAAACCGCGCCGAGAGGGCCGCAATGTCTACATCAGTCGCCTTGCTGATGGATTGGATGTTGCGCATCTGCGCATCCAAATCCATCGCCGCATTGGCGGCCGCCATCCCCAACCCCACCAACGGCACCGTCAGGCCAGCCGTGAGAGACATGCCAGCGCTTTGCATTGATGCGCCCGCGCTTTGCAGCGCCGACCGTGCGCCAGACAACCCGGCTTGCAAGCCAGAGATGTCGGCACCAATCCGCGCAAACAATGAAGCGATTTCAGACATGGGAGTTGTGGAGTTCGATCATCATGGCGACAATTTCCATTGCCGCATCGGGTGACTTACCCTTGCTGGTCTCCTTGCGGAGCAAGCCTGCAATTTCAAGGTAAGCCGACCACTCGATGAATTCGGCATGGCTCATTTCACGGCCGAGACGCGCCACCGTCATGCCCAGTCGGTCGGCCAACTGGAACATAAAAAGCCGGTGGCCGTCTCGAATTAGTTTTTTCGGGCCTCATCCAACGCCTTCTGCTCAAAACCGCTCAGCCGCGTGAACGCGTTGGTGATGCGGGTGATGGGGGCCATGCTCTTTTGCTTCAGCCAAACCAAGTCGTCTTCAGTGAATTTTGGTTCCACCACGCCATAGAGCAGGCTATAGAGGGCGGCTTTTTCAGGGTCGGTCTTGCCGTCTGCGCCTTGCATCTTTTTCAGCAGGTCCATACCGTCATTCAAGCTGGCACCCTGCACAATTACATCGCCGCCCCATTCCGGCACCGACACAACTTCGGTTGGTAAATCAACAGATTCTTTGATTTGGTCTAAGCTCAAAATAGCCATGTTGTTGGTGGGCGGCCTTCAGCCACGCGCCTGGGCCACCCACTCCATTAATTGGTGGTGTCGGTCAGCGCGCCACTAAATTGGAAAGTGATAGTGGCCTTGACTATGTCGTCATAGGGATGTTCTTTCTCCCGACTCTTGACGATGGCATTCACGTAATGCTTGGGTTTCCCGGTTGCAGTCCCCTCGGGCTGCCATTGCAAGGTGCCCTCCGCGCCTTTGTCGCACAAATTCCAAAGCGCCGTGGGAGCGGTGCCGTCACGCACATCCACCACTTCCAGCTTCGCATCGCCATCCTCCAGCGCGGTGAGATAGGTTTTCGCCGTGTCGCTCCCGGCGCTTTGGTCAACCAGGTCAATCTCTTCTTTCGTGTTCAGCGAGCGAAAGCGCGTGCTGACTTCTGTGCCCTTGAAAGTTACGATTAATCCACTACCCGTGTACTGCGCCATGCGTCACCTCCTGGCTGTGTGCCACGCCGCTTCGTCCAGTTCGACTGGACGAAGCGGCTAAAAAAAACTCAATCCACCCGCACCCGATAAAGCCCACCATCGTGCCAAAACCGCAAGCCTTCGGGCGTCGTCTCCACCGTTTGAATTTGCGCCGTGCGGGCCATCCAATAGTTTGTCCAGCCGGTAATACTCAAGGTCTGCCGGTGAAGCGCGGCCCGAATGGCATCCCCAATCTGGGCGGCCTCGGCTGCGCTCACCTTGCTCACGCCGCGCACCTGGTACAGCAGGTTGATGCTGTCGGCCGGCGTCAGGTTTTCATCCCCGCCCGCTTGCACCGCGTAAATCACATAGGGCGCAGTTGCCCCCTGGGGGGCCGCTCCGCGATAAATGCGCGTGCTGACCAGCGCCGTGACCCCACTGGCCCCGGCCAATTTGTCGTACATCGCGTCGTCTATCGCGGCGGTCATGGTGAGACGATTTACACGAACAACTGCCGCCAGGCCGAATTAACTTGTGGCCGAACCTGTTCAACGGCGGGCGTGAGATAGGGATTTTGCAATTCTTGCCAGTAGGCATATTCAACGGCCACACCGACCACACGCTCAAATTTATTGGCTGCCACCACCTGAGGCACGAGCCCCACGCCGGGCCGACGGGATTCAGCTTCACTTGCCGCACTGCCATAACCCGTGCTGCTGCCCCCACTGGCACCACTCACATAAATCGAATTCCGCATGGCCCCCGTGTCATATGCCGTGAGGGGTTTAGCGATGCGTTCCACATCAAACGCGGCTTTGTCTAAAATCGCCGCCGCGCGCGCGGGAATGACGCCAATCAACCGATCCAGCGGTCCCAAGTTCAACTCGATAGAAACGTCGTTTGCCATCGGTCACTCCACCCGTTTCAGATATGCCCGCTTGACCATCCGCCAGGAGGCCGCCGCGTTCACGCAGGCCGTCACCTCATACGTCACGCCATTGCACACCACGCGGTCGGTCGCGCTCAGGGCCTGGTCTTTGCCGACTGTGAACACGTAGTCGCTGATGGCGGCCAACGCCATGCCAATCTCTTTTTCGGCCGCTGCGCGATTGCTGGTCATCAACCGGCACGCCACCCCGGTGTAGGTGTTGGCGTAGGTTGTTGCCACGGAGCCCTTGGTGTTGGCGACCGTCTGCGTCTGAATGGTGCAGGTGTCGGGCAAGGCGCTTTCTTCGGTCACCTGCATCGCTGTCAGTTCGGCAGGGCTTATCGGCAACATGGTCATTCGTCATCCACCGCCACGTCGCTGCGTACCAGACGGCTGACCTTCATCCGGTGCTGGCTGTCTTTGCGGTAGTGATCGGCCATCGCCAGGCAGTGCTCCCGCAGTTGGCTCCGCTTGAAGCTGGCCCCATCGGCGCTAAAGTCATAGGCCGTTACGTAATGCGCGGCCTTGCGCTCCCAAATATCCGCCGCCGCCGCCCGCAGGTCATAACTGCGGGTGGTCAAATACCGCGCCGAGCCCTCCGTGTCGGTCGTGAAACGAAAAATCCCAGCGTCATAATTGGCCGTGTAATTGGCCGTGCCGATGCTGGCGTAGGTGTCATCCTGAATGTCGAAAAATGGCGTGCCGCTCGCCGCTTCTTCCAAGTTGCGGAAGGACGTGTAATAGTTGAAGTAGCCCAGCGTCCCGCCAAGGTATTCCTCCACCGTGGTCAACGGCTCCCGTTGCAAATCAATTCGGTGCCGATCAAGCACTGCCAGGATGTGCTCATCGCCCCAATACGACTCGTCGGCCACGGTGTAATCCGCCGTGCCCGCGTCGGTCATCGCACGCAACCGAGTGATGAGGTTGACCATCCCCGCGCGGCTCATGCCACCACCTCGCGCGCCCGGCTTTTATCCGCCCGCGCTGCACCCATCACTTTCGCCAGCACATCCCCCCATTGCTCCGCCACGAACGCCCAGTCATAGCCGCGCGCCCAAGCCACGCAATCCGCCGGGCTGATGGCTTGCTCCGCAATGTCGCGCTGGGCGATGCTCAACACTTCCGCAACGCCAGCGATTTCCGGGCGGTTCCACCAACCATCCAGCGCGCTCCACTCAGCCCGCGTGTTATGCACCAGCCAACCTACCCGGCCGGGAATCAACTCCCGCATGGAGGTGTTGGCCGCGCCGATCACCGGCACCCCACAGGCCAACGCTTCGATAATGGCAATGCCAAAGCCCTCGGCGGCGCTGGCGTGCAGCAACACATCCAGGCTGTTGTAAAACTCGGCCATGTCCACCGCTTGGCCCCCATAAGCCGTGTCCCACTGCGACACCAACAGCACCCGCTCCGCCACCGGGCCAAACTCGTTGAGATAGGCCCGGATGTTGACCCCGCCCAGCGCCGTGGTCCACAGCACCAAATAGGCCTCGGGATGGTCACCAGCGAACTCACAGAAGCCCGCAATGTTTTGGGCCAGTGCCTTGCGGTCGCCGGGCAAGTTCGTGCCACACATCCCCACCAAAAACGCATTGTCCGGCAGGCCCAGGGCCTTGCGTGCCGTCACGCGCTTTGCCAAATCCGGCTTAAACACCGCCGTGTCCACCCCGTAGGGCATGACCTTCACCGGCAGGTGGGGGTGGGCGCGCGCCAGCACATCCCGGCCATACTCCGAAAACGAAAGGGTAAGCGTCGCGTTTTCGAGCCGTTGCGCCAGCCCGCGCTGCGGCGGGTCTTGGTCAATGGGGCACCAGGCCAGCCACGGGCGGCCCGCTTCAGAAAACCCGCGCATGTTCTGCAACACCCACGGGTCGAACAGACTCACAATCACATCAATCCGCTCCCGGTCGCAAATGGCCGCATAAACGTCCTCGCCCCAAGTGCTGCGGAAGGGCAGATACACCTTCAGCCCGCCGAACTCGGTCACCCCCGGCCCACGCTCTTGCACCGCCAGCACCACCACCTCGTGACCCTGCGCCTTCAGCGCATTGGCCCAGGGCAACACGGGGGCCCCATACCCGGTGCGCCGCCACAGCGCGTGCGCAATCATCAAAATTCGCATGGCAACTCCTGCACCACCACCGCGCGCTTTTCCAACTCCCAAGCCAAGCACGCGCCCGCCCGGTGGCCCGCATACTCAGCGTTCAACACCTGTGCAATGCTCGCCTGGTGATATTCCCCGTCCTCGGCCAGTTTCCAGAAAGCGCAATCGTGCTGTTTCCAATGGCTGATGGGGAAGAGGCGCTCCAGCGCTGCTGCGCCAAATACCCGCTGGGCCCCGCCGGGGTGCGTGGTCACATGGTCTCGCCCAAAGGGGGTGGTGAGGAGCAGCCGCCCACCAGGGCACAGCCAGTCATGCAAGTTGCGGGCGAAATGCCCCAGCGCGCCGGCGTCTGCCTGATTGCCATAGGCCGCCAGCCCCACGTGGTCAATCACGCTCACGCACACAATCAGGTCAAAGCGTTCGTCCGGCACCCAAAACGGCAACTCGCCATCCAACTTGGCGCTGGCCGCGTTGCTCACCACCTGCTCGACGCCATGCACCACCGCATCCAGTGGCCGCGTGTCCAACGCCCAAACCTTCGCGCCGGTGGCCACCAGCTGCGGCAAGTAGGCGGAGCCACAGGCCCCCACATCCAAAATGCGCTGCGGCTGGCCGAGGTGCGCAAGCACCCACGGCACTTCCACCACGCGCTCGGTCAAACCCATAGGCTGCGCCATTACTCGTGCTCCCGCAGTAGCTTGTCCCACGCCGGGGCCACGACCGTGGCGAAGTCGTATTCTTCCGCGTGCATCCGCGCCGCCGTCTGCCGCCAGCCCAGTTGCCCCCCATCCCAAGCCCGGTGCGCGTCTTCCAGCGCGTTGGCAATCCCCGACACATGCGGCCAAGCCATCCACGCCCCTTGCGGCTCCCAAAAGCGGTCATATTCTTTCACCGCCCAACCGCCGCACATCACCTCGGGCATGGCGCTGAAATCCGTCACAATAGCCGGGGTACCGCAGGCCGCCGCTTCCAAAATCGGAATGCCAAAGCCCTCGCCCATGCTCGGCGAGGCCAGCACATCCAACGCGCGGTACACGTCCACCATATAGGGTTCAGGGAACCCAATGGCATATTGATATTGGTCAGGCTTGATCAGCGCGTGCTCAATCCCCAAGGCCCGCGCCAGTTTGCCAATATCCAGCCCTTGTTTTACTGCCGTCCAATCCATGTGGAGATACAGCCGCGCTTCAGGGTGTTGCTCCAGCAACACCGCAAACGCCTGCATGGTTTGGGGGATGCACTTGCGGCTGGGCCAGTAATAGTTGGTGCCCACCAGGCCCACCACAAACGCATCCGCCGGGAAGCCCAACCGCTCGCGTGCCAACGCCTTATCGCCCGGCGCAAACACCTTTGTGTCCACCCCATGCGGGATGTAATCGGCGTTGATGCCGGCTTTCGCATATTCCCGCTGGCCGTGTTGGCTGTAGGCAATGACACGCTCGGCTGGCACACCGGGGCGCTCATGCTTCGGGGGGTATAAGTCAGGCCGCAACGCTTCGAGCACCAAGTCAGGCACCGGCTCGTGGTCTACTGGGGCCCAGGCCCACCACGGCGTGCGCAAACCCGCAAATTTCAACGGCCAGGCGTCGTAGAGACTGATGATGAGCTCCGCCCCCCAATCATCGGCGTGCGCCTGCACAATGTCATTGCTTTGGCGGTCATTGCCCGCCGGATAAAACCGCACCCCATGTGGCCCTTCAATGATTCCGCCCTGCAAACCAAAGTTGCACGCAATCGCCATCTCGTGCCCGAGGGGCGGCAGGTGCTCCATCAACAGTTTGGTTTGATTGCCATACCCGCTCCCTTTCCAGGGCGCGTTAGAAAACCACAGGAAGCGCATAGTCGCTGGCCTTCGTGATGAGTGTGCTCGGCGTAGGAGGCGGGCCGCCGTTCCGCCACGACGACCCGCCCCCACGCCCCCTATTTCCGCCTAGGCTTTCGCCCCGATGCCCTTCACGACCGTCAGGCTGATGGTGATACGGCCGGGGGCCACAGTGCCTTCTTCGTCATACTTGGCGACGGCCCATTGACCTTCCGTCAAGTCCCCACTGCCGCTGGTGATGCTCAGTTCTTTGGGCGTGTTCGCCGTCCAACCCACCGTGCCACCCGCCGTGCCGCTGATCACCGTGGTGCCCGTGCCCGCCGTGCCGCCATTCATCAGCGCCACTTGATAGTAGTTATCGGTGGCCGCGGCGGTCGTGGTATCCGGGCAGGCATGCGCGGCTTCGATGGTGTACGTCTCGCCATCCGGCACCCGGAAAAGCGGCACGTTTTTGTCCGCGCCGGGGTCGGTGATGTTGACCGTGATGACTTCTTTTGCATAAGGCATGGTTGTTCCTCCGCTGAGTGCCAATAGTCATGTGCCGAGTAGTCAAGCAACGCTTGACTACTCGGCTAAGCGACTATTTTGGCTACGTGGGCTCCGTCGCATCGGCGGTGTACTTGATGCCGCGATCCGACCAAATCACGCCGTGGGCGTAGCCCGCGCTGGCGTTCAGTTCCCAGGCCTTGCGGCTGGCATCGCGTTCCGGCTCCACCGTGATGGCCTCGCGGGCATCGAAGCCGAGCGAGTCGGAATTGAAAATGCCGCTCACCGCGTCGTCACTGCCATCCACCGCGATGTTCGAGGAGGTGAAGTGCGTCACGCCAATCCACTCGCCCACGACATAGGACTTGAGCGCTTGGTTGGCAATGTCCCCGAGCAGCGCCTTCTGGCTGGCGGGTTGCCCCAGTTCCACCCAGATGTCATGCCAGTGGTAGGGGTGCCAAACCGCGAAGAACGGGGCCATGGCCTTGTTGGTGCGCAACACCGCCACGCCCGCCGCCGCCTTGGCCAGGGTGGCCGTTTGACCGGCACCGGGGCCCTTATCCGTGGCAAACGAGGCGAAGTCGGACAGCAAGTCCACATCGAACTTGGTGGCGATAGCGTCGCCCAGTTCCTTGGAGCAATCATTTACGGCGCTGTCCGGGTCCGTGGCCCGGTCTTCATCCGTGAGCAACGCTTGCGCCATGACCACGCCGGGGGTCAACGTGGCCAGCAAAGTGCGCCCAAAGGTCGTGGGGTTGGCGAAGTCCACGCCTTCCTGCTTGGTTTGCGCCGTCGCCTGCGCCCGCTTGCTCAACTTCCGGGCCATGTACCCCGAGGCCGTATAGTTGGTGACGAGGCCCACCATGATGTTGGCCTCACGCGCGACAAACTGCGCGCGCTCAAAGATGGTATTGAAGAGCGAATTCAGGTCGCTCACCTTCGTGATAGCCATTGTTTAGGCCTCCGTTTGTTAACCGAAGATGCTGCTGCGCTTCGGCCCCCCGTAGAAGATCTGGCGCAGTTCATCGTCATTGGTTTTGGCGGGCGTGCCCGGCGCGGCCGGGTTGGTGGGCCCAATGGTGGGCACCACCGGTTTCGTGGGCAGCAACGCCCACGGGCTGGCCTTCGCCAGCTCATCCAGCGCCTCTTGCACACCCGTCACTTGTTCCCCATCAAACTTAACCTTCCCCATGTCCAGCAACTTCACCACCGCGTTGGGGTCCGCAAAGCGGCCCGCCGCTTTTGCCACGACTTCGGCCTTGATGAGCGCCTGTTGACGCTGCGCTTCGGCCTGTTGGCGTTGCGTTTCGGCATCCTGCAATTTGCGTTGCATGTCAGCGTGCTCGGCCTTGATGCGGTCTTGCTCCGACATCTGCGATTTGCGGAGGTCGTCCGCCTCTTTCAGCGCCTTTTGCAAGGCTTCTTCCGACTCAACGCCCAAGCTCTTTAACAGTTGGGTGCGGGCTGCATCGCGCGCATCTTTGCGCGCCTGCCCTGCGACTTTGTCCAAATCGGCCTGCGTAAACCGCGCTTCGCCATTGCCGACATTTGCCCCTGTCGTGGGGGAAGGCGCAGCGGGGGTCGGGGCCGGTGGATTGGCTGGGGTGGTCGGGGCCGGGGTAGTAGGCCCGCTGGGGGACGTGCCCGGCTCGGTCGGTTGCGTTGTGGTGGTGTCGTCTGAAGGCATGGCTTACTTCTTCCTCTGCCCTGATTGCCGCTCAGGTCGCGTGGTGATGGCTTGGGCGTGGCCTTGCGGCTGCCCCTCGTCGGCGGCCACGGGGGCCGCCATTAATTCCCGCTCTTCCAACACAGCGAGCGCGTCGTCCAAGGTGTCGGTGCTCACCCCCAACACAGCCAGGGACAACACCACACCGGTGCTCGGCGGCTGCTTTTGCAGATAGGCAATCTCATCCACGATGGCCCGCGCCGCCGCCCAATCGGTGCCGTTCCAGTGCTTATGGCTCTGGGTCTTCAACCGGCGCACCTGAATGGAGCGCCCGAATTTGCATTGCGCCACCAAGTCGGGCCGCGCTTTCGCGTTGTGTTGAATGCGGTCGCTCACCCGGAGCACATCGTCTGGGCTGAGGTTGATGGTGCGGGCAAAATCGTTGGCAAGTTGCTGGCGTTCGTCTGGTCGCATGGGGTAGGAAACAAAAAAGGGGCCGCCCAACCTTTCGGTTGGACGGCCCCAGTGTCAGGACGGTTTGCGGGTTTCCGCGTGCCGCGCTTCGTGTCGGTAGCCCCGGCGTTTGTCGCCGGAAGGGCCGGTTAAGGCCCGTTTGAAGTTATGCTGGCATTTTAGCACAAAAATTCTTGTGTCGCGCAAATGCCGCGCAAAATTATCAGTTTGGCTTGGGGTGTGGCGGATTTTCCTCGCTCCAACACTCCACCCGCACGGGCTCTTCCAGCACAAATCCCACCAGGTCACCGCGCGGGTCAAGCACCAATTGCACGGTCAGCAGCGTTCCCCGCCGGGCCGCTGCCTGCGCCGCCCGCAGGCGGAGGGCTTCCCACGGCGGCAACTTCGTGGATGTTGTTGAGATCGCCATTGGGATCAACCGCGATAATACTTCTGCGCCTGCGCCCCGAGCAGGCCCTTCAGCGACGCTTCCCGCAACATCTCGCCATACACATCATCCTGATAAGGCACACTCAGGTCGCTGAACGAAAACTCTCCCGCCTTCCAGGCATCCCACATCGAGCGGCCCATCAGTTGTTGTTGCATCGCCGCGCTTTGGGCCGCAAACCACTCCGCGCCAGTTTGATAAACCTGTGGCTTTTCGGGGATGCCGGGAAAGCCCAGTTCGGCATAGGAGCGCGTCGTGGGCAACATGGCGCACCGCCCCTGGTGGTGGTCGTTGAGCACTTCATCCACCGAATGCACCGAGCCGTGCATGTTTACACAGCTCATGCAGGTACGCGGGCTGCCCAACTCGGCCCACCACACCCAGCCCGTCACAATCCCCGCGTTCGCCTGATACACCGCTTGGGTGCTGAGCCGGTAGGCGTAAAGATTGGCTGTGCGCGCCGTGCGCAGCGCCCAGGTCAACCCCTGGCCGGTGGCGTCAACAATCAGCTGGGCCACTTTGCGCGGGTTGTAACCCAGGATGATGCCCTCGCGCAGTTTCTCCGCCACCAGCGCCGCCACGTCGGGCCCCAGCCGGCTGAGATTGATGTACAGCGGGGAGTCTGCCCCCAGAAAACCCAACATCGTCAACACCGCGTCGGGGTTGAGCGTAGACCACACCGCTCGGATTTCCGCCGCGTTGAGACTGGGCAGCGCCGCCTGCACCAACCGTTGGGCGTCTCGCAGCGCCGCCGCAATCGCCGCGTTGGCCCCGTCGTTTAACTCGTTTTCGGCGATGTTGGAAAACTTGCCGATTTCATCCTGTATCTGCCGCAGCAACGCCCGGTAAAGGCTCAGCCGCTCGACCTGCCCCCAAGTGGCGTTCGGCCCCAACTCCGCAATGGCCGCCGCCAGGGCATCAATGTCGCCCTTTAACTTTTGGTAAGCCCGCCCATAAGCGTTGATGAGGCGCGTGGCCTCCGCTGCGTCACCACGCAGCAACGCGGCCCGCAGGCGCTTCACTTCATCGAGGACGGGGGGCTGGTTGGGCATTGCTTACCACCCAGTTTCTTTCAATGTGTTTTTCAAAATTTGTGCCAACTCTGGGCCGATGTGAAATCGCTGAATGTTCTTTTCCAGTGATGTCGCCATGTTGCCATCGGCGTGGCGTTCGGTGGCCGCCTTCCAATCAGCCAGCATCTCCAGCAGGTCAAATAGCGACATGCCCAAAATGCCGTGCCCAGGTTCCAAAATGGCTTCCATGATGGTGCCATGCGCGCAGCACTCCGGGCAAAAATAGATTGCGCCGCCTTCTATTGTCTTAAAGCACGTGGAAGCCTTGAGCGTTGCGAACTCAAACCCCTTGCCGCACAATGGGCACGCCCAAATTCCAAAATGCTCTGGGTGGTGAGAATTGTGCTGGTAGTGGTGTCGCAGCGCCTCGCCCATCTCGGCCAGCGAGGCGTGATACTCCGGCGAGCCATAGGTCAGCCCGCGCAATTTCGGTGTCACCCGGTCGAAGACTTCCTTCTCTGGCGAAACCAATTTTGAAGCGTCATGCGCATCTGCACGGCCCCATAAGTTTTTCACTATCTGGCCGATGAAATGCCGCACCCGCGCAATGTGGGCCTGGGTATCGGGCGTGCTGTCGTATGCCATAAGCGCCTCTAATGCTTTTTGTTTAGAAAGCGGCCACGATACAGAGAATCGAAATCTGTAGGGGTCATTTCGTTCACCGCCACACGCGGCCGTGCCACCACCTGCTGGAGGCCCTGCCGCGCGCATACGTCGGCCCACCACTTGGCGAACTGGCTGGGCAGCAGCACCCGCTTGATATGGGCACACTCCCGCTCTTTGCACGGCGTCTTGAACGGGCACAGGCTCGCATTTGGCTCCGGCGCGCCCATCCGCCACAAATCCATCAGCGCGTCTTCCGCCCACGGCACGCCCTGCATGTAGGGCAGCAACGTCAGCCGCAATTCGGCAATGCTTACCGTGCGCGGCGTGGTGTAGGGGTTCACCGCTTGACCCAACTTCATCAACTTCTGGGCTTTTTGCGCCATAGCGCCTCCATATTGTTGTATGCGGCTAAGCCGGGTTATTGCCCCGGTCGAAGGCTGTCAGCAGCGCCGCGCCAATGTTGGTGCTGTTCAGTTGTTCCTTCGCCATCCGCTCTTCTTCCTTGTTCCAATCGCGGCCCCGCTCCTCGCTGGCGGACTGCTTGCTCACAATCCCCATTTCACGCTCGGTCTTCAGCCGGTTCACTTCCTCGCCCTCATCATCCGGCAGGGGGTTCATCCAGTGAATTTCGGTCGTGAACTCGCCATAGCCACCCAACTCCAGCAGCATCGCGTTGATTTTCACCAACGCCTCGCCATACGTCACGCGCTTTTCGTCGAGTTTCGCCAGAGCCGAGGACGCCAGCACGCGCAGGCCAAAGTTGGTGATTTGCCCAATCTTGTCCTGCAAGGAGCCGATGTCCAGGCTCCGACCAATCGTCACCATCGCCTGGTAGATTAGCTGCAAAAACGCAAAGGCGCTTTTCAAGTCGCCTTGCATCTCGACGCTTTGCAACTTGGCGTCTTTTTCGCCGACGGTGAACATCGCGTCAATGGCGGTGTCCTGCACATCGCTGGCATCAAAGCCTGTGCCAAACAAGCGCGGATGTCCGTGGATATACAAAATCTTGTTGGTGTTCGACGCTACGAAATTCAGCGCATCGTTGAGGCCCGTCAGGTCTTCTAAGTCGCTTTCCCCATAGTAGCCATCGTCGTTGGGCAGGTTCTGCCAGTCCACAATTGGCGACCACGCCCACGGCCACAGGGCGGGCGCGTCAACTTCCTGCCATTCCTTCTTGCCCAGATCGCCACGCTGGCCTTCCGCGAACTTGCCAATCCACCACTGGCCCTCATGCAACACGATCAGTTGCCGCATCCGCACATCCACTGTGCGATTGCCGGGCGCAGGCTTCTTCTCTTGCCACTCGATGATGTAAGCGTCCAGCACATCATCGTTATCGGCCCGCGTCATGACACCAATCAACTCCGGCTTCTGCAACACAATCATCGGCCAGTCGTTGGGGTTGGTCTGGTCACCAACCGGCACAACCTTGATAAACCCATGCCCCGTGATGGCAGTCCGCCGCCCAATCTTCTGAATCAACCGCGCCCCCCCGTTTTCACGCCACACCTTCCGCAAGTAGGCTTCCGCTTCGGCCATGCGGGCGGAAAGGGCTTCGTCTGGTGTACCAGCAACGTCGTCTTCAACGGCCACTTCAGAATCGGTTTTAGGCTGCAACTCGAAATCCAACACATCGACCCGGTTGCGGTCGCCGAACAACCATGCCACAGAGTCGTTCACGATTCGGCGGCATTGATTAATGACCACGTTGAAATTCTTCTCTTTGGGACGGACTTTCAAAGAAGGCGGATGATAGCCTTTGTAATACCGCCGCGCCGCCGCAATCATTTCCAGCCGCGCCTTCTTCTGTTTTTGCCATTCGCCATCATCGGCGCGGGCATTCACGATTTGCATGTGAGCGCGCACGCCGTTCATAATTTCGTCCGCCGGGGTCAGTGGGGCCGCCTGGGGGGCCGCTTGGTTTGTTGGCAACATGCACACCTCCTAAAAGAACGGGTTTTCGCCCGCTTGCAACTTCGGTTTCTCTTCCGGCTTCAGCCAGCCAATGATGTACCGCACGCTGTCCAGAAAGTGAAAAGCGTTTTTGTTCTCAATCTCTTGCGTAATTTCGCCGCTCTTATCACGCTTGCGCCGATATTTGCCAATCTGGTCCAGCGTGCCGGCGAGGTCGTCAAACCACACAATCTCCCCGCGCCGCATCGCGCCATACACGCGCGTGATGCCCAAATCCACTTCCGAAATCTCCGGCTCGCGCACTGGCAGACCCCCGGCCCGAAACTCTTTGCGCCATTGGTCTTCGCTTTGGCTTCCGCCCACGCACACCGGCACCATCGGCTCACCTTCCAGCAGAGCCTTCGCATGCTCTTTCCCGGTCTTTCCGCCTTCCAGATATTCCCGGTAGGCGTACAGTTTCTTGGTCTCGGGCTCTTCGGCAAAGAACACGCCGGCGGTATGCACACCGCCAAAGTCCAGGCCGAGGTAGCGTTTCCAGGTTTTCGGAATATCGAAGCGTGGGCATTTATCGCGCCGCGCTTCAAAGCAGTTGTAAATCAGGATGCGCAGCTTGGTCACGCGCCCGCGGTAGAGCATCGCAAATTCATCCGCCGGCATCGAGGCTTCCCGCGCTTCGTATTCTTCCTTGGGGAAGACCGGATTGACGATGGAGTCGAACTGCACCAGCACTGTGCTGGGCGTGGTGCTGACGGTGGTTTCAATCTCAGCGCCGTTGTCCAGGGTTTCGACGGTCTTGACACCGCTCTTTTCCGCCGGGTCAATGACTTCGTTTTTCAGCCACCCGAGGTTATAGAGCGTGGTCGTGATGAGAATGCGGCCCTGGTGCAACGACAAACGCCGCAGCACCGCACGCCAGGCATTGACCTCAAATCCATCCTGCCCGGCCTCGTCCAGCCAAGCGCCTTTGCCCGTGCCAGACTCCAGCCCGTTCGCCGCCTCGGCCGAGCGCAAGATGATGCGGGCCCACATTGGGTCTTTGCTCGTCTTCGCCCGGAAGGCCCCCGTCAGCGGGTCGCGCAATTCAATCACCCGGTCTTGGGCCCAATAGCGCCCGATGCCCAAGATGGTCTCGAACGTCTCCAGCATCGCGGGCAGCATCTTCAATTTGAACAGGTCGAAGGAAGCCGTCACCGCAAAATAGTCTCCACTCCCGCACTGCTCAATCTCATTGAGCAGCCACCACGGCCCCCAGGACGTTTTCCCCGATTGCGTCCCCGCCAGCATGGCGACAATGCGTTGCCTGGCGTCAAACGCTATTTGTTGGGGGCGGTGGAATGGCACGGGCCGCCCATCGAGGCCCATCACATGCCGCGCGGGCCAGGCATCCCGCTTGATTGCCACCACCTGCCGGGCCTGGGCCGCCGCCGCCCGCTCTTGTTGCAGCTCGGTCAACGCTTTGGCGACGAGCCACTGTGCAATTTGGCTGGGGACGACCGGGGCCGCCATCATCATGCCGTGGGGTATCCGGGCGGCGTGGGGGGGGCGGCCTGTGATGCCACCCGCGCCACCTCCGCCTTAATCTTTTCGTACAACGCTTGAAGCGTCTCAGGGGCCAGGCCCGCTTGCTTCGCCATTTCGGTGAGGTCCAAATCCATTGCCACCGACTCGGTGGGGTTGCCCGTGGCCAGGCGCCCCAGTTTGCTGGCCGCTTCCATCAATTTCGCCGCGTCGGCCATGCCCCACTTGGTGGGGAGGATGGTCACAGTTTGTTTGCCGTCTTGCTCCTCGCGGGTGGTCTTGGCCAGCGGGAAGACCAGCATTTGCTGGGCTTTCTCTAAGAGTTTGGCGTGCGCCTCCCACTCCTGCCGTCGCAGTTCGCGGTAACGCTTTTCCCATGCGGCCTCGTCTTGGCGGGATTTGTATTCATCCCACGCTTGCGCCCGCTCAACCCAATTCCACTCGTGGGCTGTATCCAACCATACCCGTGGCAGGCTGGACGTTTTCTCTTTACCGAGGGCGGCGCGTTCTTTGTTGTAGGCGGCCAGATAGGACCGGCGCGGGCCCATCCGCCGGAATGCCTCGAAGCGCCGAAACCACAGGTTCGGCTCTTTGTCGCGCCGCTGCCAAATTTCTTCCATTCGCCTCGCCCGCCTACGTAATCCGAATCACATTTGGCCCCGGAATCGCCACATGGGCCAGGTCTACCAGCAAAACGTCGGGCGGCAGCACCCCCGCTTCAAGCAGAGGCACCGCATCACGGTTCGCCAGCACCACTACGTCGCAGTCCTGCAATGCCGCCGCGTTAGGACGGTCTTGTTCAACAACTTCGACATCGTACTTGCGCAACTGCATCGCCAATTCAATTGTCGCGCTGTTGCGGAAATCGCCAGTGCCTGCCTTGTGGGCCAACCCAACAACGCCAACTTTGCCGAGTTTTGAATTTCGTTGGCGCCGTGATAGGTGGGCTGTAATCGTTTGCCGTGTGACTTCAATCAGGTTTTCGTTGCTCCAATAAATAGCGCGCAACAACGCCAGCCCCCCCACTTCGTACTCTTCGCCAATCGCCAATAATGCCAACACATCTTTGGGGAGACACGACCCGCCAAACGCCCATCCCGGCTTCAGATAGGCAGACGAGATATTCAATTGCTTGTCTTCCGCCAGCAGTTCCATCACCGCATCACTGTCAGCCCCCACCGCTTGGCACAGCCGCCCAATTTCATTGGCAAAATCAATCTTCAGCGCGTGCCAGGCATTGCAGGCCAGTTTCAGCATTTCTGCATTTTTCAGCGTGGTGACATGGGTATGCGCCCGCACGTTGCGGTACAGCTCTGCTAATCGCTGCTCCGTGGCCGCATTCGCCGCCCCAGGGTTGCGCCCAATCACGGTAAAGGGTGGTTGGTAATAATCCTGCACTGCGCTCCCCTCGCGCAGAAACTCCGGGTTAAACACCACGCCGAAGTCCTCACCCGCGCGCATCTGTGCGCGCTCGATGTAAGTGATGAGCACTTCGTTTGTTGTGCCCGGCTCGACCGTGCTCTTGATGACCACACCCTGGCCGCGCTTGATGCACTTGCCAATTTCCTCGCACGCCAAAATCAATTGGGTGAGGTCCAGACCACCATCCAGCAGGCTTGGTGTGCCCACGCACACAAACACCAATTCGGCCCCATCCATCGCCGCAGCCACATCAGCCCCAATGGACAGCCGCGCCACCGACTCTTTCAGCCGCGCCTGCACTGCCCGCTCCAGCGGCCACTCTCCCGCCTGCACTAATGCCGCGCGCGCAGCATCCCGCTCGACCGCCGCGACCTCGTGGCCTTCGCTTGCCAAGCACGCCGCCAGCGTGGCCCCCACATACCCCAGCCCAATCACTGCTACGCGCATTTCGGCACCCCCGTCACCTCCGTCACCGACGGCTTGCCGCCCGCAGTCGCATCGGCGGTGGCCCGGCGCAACTGCACCCGCAATGCTTCGGCGGTTTCTTCCAAATGCGCCGCATAACGGGCCAGTGCGTTCACCGTGGCGTGTTGCCCCGCCAGCGCCCGCCGCAGCGCCGCTTGCTCCATGGCGTTCGATTCCAATTCTGCCATGTGGGGGCAGAGTGGTTTGGGCTGCACAAACTCCAGCATTTTGTCCAGCCATTGCTGCGGCGTCATCTCGTAGTTGCAGCCATCCGGGAAGGCCCGCTCCATCATCGCAAAGGCCACCGTCTGCCACGTCACGCCAATTTGTTTTTGACCAGTGTCCATCGGCTCCTCCACTTGAACGGCTTTGCGCCGCGCTACATCACCACACCCACGGCACGGCGGCGCTTTCGTTGGGTCGCCGCGCCAGCACGCACAGGTCATTTTGGCCTGCCGTATTTGTCAAGAAAGTCAGTCGGATTTGCAAAGATCGCCGCCATGTATCGCTCGGGCAGTGTCATCCCAGCAAACGATGCTGCTTGTTCGGCTTCGGCTTTTAACCGCGCTTGGTCGGATTCCAATTGCGCTTGAGCAACACGCTCTTTAGCCCGCAATTTGCGTTCTTTCTTGCGTTGACCCGCTGTCTTTTTCATCACTGCACCTGGCCTAGGCGCTCAACTCGCCACGACTCATAACAATCTCGGTGAAACACGTCTTTCTCGCCACGAAACCACTGCGGCCCAGTTGAATGCCAACTATTGGAGACTGGTGAATATCCCCATGGAAGCCGCTTGCCACAATGCGCGCACCGGCTAAATAAGAACCGCTTCAAATCCAGCAAGAAAGGCACTTGAATTTTCCAGTGGTGAATGTGCCAGCGTGGATGTTTCCACCACGGGCGCGACGACAATTTATGCCGCCACTGCCACCAAACAAAATCAATCACCCGCTTGGTCTCAGGTGCCAGATTTTCGTATTCATCTACGGCACCGCGATACCAGCCGTTTTCTTTGGTTTTGGAAAGGCCAAACCAGTCGCACGAGTCTTTGTCGCCTTTCACTTCCGGGTCAACGTGCCAAATCCGAAACAGTTCACGGCCAAAAATCTCCGCCCGGAAAGCCAGCGTCATTGGGTCATGCATGTCTTGCTCCTCGAAACGTCGTCACCACCCACACCACCACCGCGTTCACGAAATCCACCACGGCCCGCGCCTTCTGCCGCGCCGTAATTGCCAGGTGGCACCAGTGGCACAGGCAAATCAAGTCGCCTGGTGCCTCATCGCCAAATCGTTCATACGTCCGGTGATGGGCTTCCAAGCGCCTATCACCATTGCACGCTTGGCACCGGTAACCAGCCCGCTTCAAACACGCGGCCCGCTTCATCGCCCAACCCACTGAGCGCAGATATTGGGTGTAATTAATCCATTGCACTGGGCCTTCAGCCTTTGCAGTGTGCGCCTTGGGCCGGCTGTTCGCCGTTGCTTTACGCTTGCCGACGGTCCACATTGACCACCAACCTCACTGTCGTTGCGGCGGGCTTCACGCTCAGGCACTCCCCCCACTTGGCCCGCAGGTAGGCCAGTTCTTTGTCGTTGCGCTCCTGGCTGCGCGTCGCCGCATTCCCGCCTCGGTAGGTGAAGCGCGGGCGGTGGATAAACGAAAAGCGCCGGTCGCACACGATGGTCCGATATTTGCGCTGGCATTGCAGGCAAAAATCAATATCGGCCCGGATGCGCAGGTTGTCATCAAAGCGCAGGCCCCGCCCGATAATCCCCATCGCCGCCCCCACCCAGCCGCTAAAGCCCAAGGGGTCTTGGGGGCGAAACTTCCGCACATCGCCGCCCGTCTGGTCGAAGCCAAACACCGGCGTCCCCAGCCCGCGCGCAATCAGCTCTGCGTTGCCCAGAAACTCCATAATCATCTGCGGGTCGCGGATGCTGTGGCTCTTGGTGGGGTGGCCGATGGGGGAGCGCACGTTGTAAACGTCGTCATCCACGAGGAACAGCGTCTCGTCGGGCACGTTGTCCAAAATCCAGTTTTTCAACGGCCCGATGCCGCCCACGTTCATCGGGTGCGCCAGCAGTTCCACGCCCAGGGCGCGGTATTGCTGCACCTGGTCTTCGCGCACCACCACCAACGCATTGGGGAACAGCGTCAGCGCGGTGCGGCAGTCTTCGACTCGGTCTTTGCTGGGGATGACGACGCGCATTGGCTCAACCTGTTTTGGCTACTGGGGAATCAACGACTTCGTAAACCCGGATGCCATTCGAGAAATACAGCCGCCGCCCGCAAGCGCACTTGCGTGCCATATCTCGATAAATACCCAAGATGAACTCCCAAGCAGGATATTCAGCACCACAAACGCACACGGTCAAAGGCAACATTTCATCATCGTTGTTTTCAAAACTGACCAGCTGCGTAACGTCTTTGTCCCGGTTTTCGCTTTGAGCGGCCAACGCTTGTAGATGCAAACAATCGGGGTCATGGCTTTCGCCCCAAGCCGAAGCTGCATCACAGAAGACGCATCTGCTAATTTCATTGATGGCGTCCCACTTTGTGGGTGATGCAGCCGCCCAGTTCAGGAGTTTTTCGAGAAATTCATTCATAGCAAAAGCAGAACACTGAAACCGTGATGGGGAACCGTGCTGCGCTCCCGACCTTTGGCGGGCCTAGGAACCCCGCTACTCGGCGCACAGGGCGTGAGCCCCGCCGCTGTGGAGGTGGCGCATAACGCCACCCCTACCGCTTACTGTGTCTTAGCCTTCGGCTGAGCCACATCACGCTGGGGCCACCGAATGGCCCCGTTGCTCTTTCCACGCTTGGTGGATGAGATTGCAATTGGCCGTGCTCTCCGGCCTGTCAGCACCACTCCGCATGGCCCAGCATTCAGGCTCTCGCTTGCAGGTGTCGCAAATTTCCCATTGGGACTGGGCCGCAACGCTTAAGTGTTTTTCGACGATCCCGTTGCTCACGCCGCACTCGCACTCGCCCGTACTGCGTCCACTTTTAATGTGCATGGTAGCGGGAGAGGGACTTGAACCCTCGACCTCCAGATTATGAATCTGGCGCGCTGCCACTGCGCTACCCCGCAACGTTGGTGGCCGATGACATTTGAGCGCCCGCTGGCGGTTATGCTTCATCGGTAGTCCCACCATTCCGCCAATCCTTCAAGCCGCCTTGCCGTGCTACCAGCGCTCAAGCAAGGAAGCCGTTCATCGGTCGTATGAGTGGTCACATTGTTCAACTCGCCCGGTGGGCCCACGGCACCGAACTTCCAGGACAAACACCACCTGTGGCCGCCTGTGCTCCATCGCTTTCGCGTAATGCTTCGGCGGCTTCACGAAAGGTCGCAATTCATTTGCTATCGCTTCCAAAGCATTCAGCGCTTCGTTCACGATGCGAGAAACCTCTTCAGTAAAATCCCCGATAAATTCTGAAGCGGTCGTAGACACTTCCACAACTGCATCTACAAAACCGCCATCCGTTGCGTCACCACGAGGGGGAATCACCATGTTTTATTCTGGGGCTGTGGGCTCATCGCAACAATTCCTGAGCGCCCCAGCACACAAAGCCTTGTTGAAAATTCCAATCACCTTGTCCGCTTCAACACGATCCGATTTCCGTTCCTGCTCTGGCAAGGCTTCGTAGTCGGAAACCATCTGCCGTGCCCATCGGGCCACTAGCGCGGGCGGAATCGCCAAACTACCATCAGGCAATTCACGGCACTTTGAAAACAGGTGTCGCATCCACCCAGACCATTGGGCGTGCGCCAATGCGGCCAGTTCATCGCGGATGCCATCGCGGAGGCCGCCGTCGGTGGTTAATGTTTCATCCTCCATTACCCACCACCTTCACGCGCCCGCCCAACTCGGCAAGGCTTTTGTGAATGACCAATTCCACGCCGTTGCGCTTCTCAATATGGGGAGCGCACCAACACAATGGGCTATCGGTGTTATGCGGCGGTTCGTCGTTGACCAGCACTTCGTCGCCGACAGGTTGTGCATATGCCTCAACATGTCGTGGGTTAACCGTCAGGGCAGTCTCGGGAAACAAAACCAATAGCCACAAAGAAAACGTCGTCGAGATAAAAAGAAGGCATATCGGCACAGGGTTGGTACAACTCAAATATGAAGATGCCAACCCGATGGCGATTACTGAATAAATAGACAAAATCAAAAGCTCCCGCGTTTTCATTACGCGCCCCCGCTGCGTTCCTTCAGCATCGCCAGCACCTCGCCCCGTTCACCACCCGGCACATCCCAATCTTGCGGCGGCCCCCGCCAATGTCCACCGCTTGTTTCTCCAGGCCGAGCAGTTCAACCAAACCCGTCCAGTCGAACGTGTTCTGACACACCAGCACCACATAGTCGTAGTGCTCAAACGGCTGAAGGGCCATATCGGGCACCATCGCTTCCTCGGCCTTCGCCTTCTCTTTTTCGGCATCATCGGCCAAGCCGTTCACCATCGCGTCGAGTTCGTCGTCATAGAACAGGCCGGACAAATCCACCCCGGCTTCCACGTCTTTGACAATTTGCTCCACCTTCCAACTCAGGTCCAGTTCGGCCACCCGGTTATCGGCATAGGCCAAGGCCCGCGCCTTCGGGTCGGTCGTCAAATCCAAGTCAGTGCGCTGCACGGCTACCAGTTGGGAGCCGTCCGTCTGCACCACAATCACATCCTGAATACCCACCTCAGCCGCCTGCTCACGGGTCTTGTTTCCCGCGATGACCCGGCCGTTCTTGTCCAACAAAATGGAACGGCCCGCCCCAAAATCGCGCAGGCTTTTATCCAACAGCGCCCGCCCCCGGTCAGTGCCCTGATTGGCGTTTTGCTCATCGGGCAGCAGGTCATCCAGTCGTTTCACCACAAGAGAGTCGGTCATTTGTTCTATGCCTCGGCGGAATTCTAACATATTTGTACAGTCGCACTGGACAAAACTTTACAGCGCCGATTCCATTTGCAAACCATCCGTTATTTTGGCATTTCCAAGCCCGATTTCTGGTCAAAGCCCCTATATGACGACTTGAAAACCACCGTTTCAAACGTCCCCAGAGCCTTTTTTAGGCCCCGTTATTTCCGCTGCTCTGGTCGTTTTTCAGGCCACTCACCACTGCTTTTGTCGCCCGGCGGTTTAAACGTGTCACCCTGGCGTTCCCACCGCAGCGCGAATCGCGTCCGTCAAAAACGCCGCTTAGGTTGGCCTTCTGCAACTCACCCACCATATTCATCGTTGGCCCAAGACAATGGCGTTTTCCCGGCGTTCCTGGGTGAACGCCACACCATCCTTCCAATAGGGAAAACCCGCCAAAACTGGCGAAAAATTCAGGGAAAAACCGGGGAAAACTGGGATAACTCGTGCTTGCAAATCAAAAAATCCGTGTGAGAGTGTGCCCAATCAACCAACACCCCCACTTGCCACACGGGGGACCCTACTCCACAAGGAGACCTGCCACATGGAAGACCAAACTT